CACCCATTTCTTTTGTAGGAACGTAAGCGCCAATAACATCGTAGGTGTGGTTAGTTACAATCATAGGAATATTTGCCTGCCCCAACTTCAGAGTGAGCATACGGAATGCACCTTTGACCAGTTGTGATTTGGTCATATCACGAACTTGTTTGTCGTTCAGTGCATCAGTAATTTCTTTTTCGGTAGAAAGCATACCTAAAGAGTCTAACACAAACATGCAGGGTTTGCGTTCTCCTTCAGGTTTTTTTAAGTATATGTCTACGGCTTTAAGTGCCTTTCCGCGAAACTCTTCAATAGTAACAACATTAACAACCACAAGACGAGAAGTATCAATTCCACGAGATTCTAGAAGAGATTTAGTGATAGCAGCCTCAGTGTCAAAGTAGAGACAGTAACCATCGGGATGAGTATCAAGAAAATTCTTAACCACGGCGAGAGAGAAAAAAGTCTTTCCAGTAGAAGACTCTCCAGCAATAGCAGTAATTTTATTCCCAGATACACCACCAAATATGCTACCTGAAACCAGTGCATTAAAAATGTATGAACCCGTATCAACATAAGTCTCAGTCTCATCAATATCAGAGGCAAGTTTGGTATACTCACCGCCAACTTCTTTTACAATTTCTTTAAGGAAATCCATCAAGCTACCATCCCGTATTCTTCACGAAGTATTTTTTTATAAGGCAAACCTTGTTCTTTAAGTTCTTTTACCAATTTAAGTTTTTGATATAAAGCAGTGTCTCCACCAAGAGCCATTGCATTAATAATTGTATTCAATTCTTCATCATTAATAGGTAAATCCATCATGCAAAAAATAGTTCAAGGTTTACAGTTTTTTCTATATTCCATCCAATCACATCAAGAATTGATTTGAGTGGATCAATAAAACTCTTTTCAAATTGTAGTTCATAGTCAATGTATTTGTCAAGACCAAGTTCTTTAGGAAAATCTTGAATAAATGAAATGACATTCTCTTGGATAATATTTGGTTTTTTAAGAAAAATATATTTAACTTTCTCACCATTTGAAATGAGTGAATACTTATTAGTTAATTTTTTTTCTTTTACATAGTGATTGAACAAAAGAGCACCACGAATATGAATAGGGGTTTTATGGGCGTAAATAGTTGATGAAGCGGCGTATTTGCGGACATCAGATGCTGTGCGAGGAAACGCAATTTGTTCTGGAGGAAGAGATTTAAATTCTGTTCTACACTTATCAATAAATGCAATTACATCTTCTTCGGTTCCACTCATCATCAACTTAAGTCCATCCTTAATCATCTTACGGCAAGGAGCAGGAGTTGAAGATTTAATTGCCTCAATGCCCATGATCTTGAGTTTGGGTTCTTCATAGCGAACACCTTCACTATCCCAGACATTTAAGATATAACGCTTCTTGGCAGTCCAGATTCCACGCTCGGCAATGTTCTCACGCTTCATCTGCATCTTCTGGTCATAAGCATTCACATACGTCGCCAGTTCTTCGTAGCAACCTTCAATATATTTTTCAAGTTCCATTCGACACACCTTATCAAGGAAAGAAACAATGTTCGTAGTAGTTGTCTCTCTCCCCTTGTATACACTTTGTACCAAAGGACCCATATTAAGATAAATGGAGTCAGTATCAGAAGCAATGACATAATCAACCTCATTTGTTTTAAGAATTTTGTTTAGATAGGCATTCATCTTGTTCTCGATCCAACGAATCGAAACCTGACCAGACAAGGTGATTGCCTCAGCATTTGCTAGTTTATAATACCTAAAGTATTGGTTTCCGATAGCACCATAAGCAGAGTTTAACTGAATCTTACGTGCCATCTGAATGTTATTGCACCTGGCAATCTCTTTTACCAATTCTTTGTTTTTAGTTTTCTCATACTCTTGCTTTGCCGCGAGCATTTTCTTTTTGTAAATAGTGCGGTCCTGATAGATCTTCTCCATCAGTTCAGGCAAGAATCCACGCACATCTTTACGGAACATTGCTCCATTAGCACAGACTGCCTTGTCCTTATACAACTCAAAAGTAAGATCTTGATTCAAAATCTTATCGACATTTACTGTTGGATGCTTCTCATCCAACAGAGTTTCTGGCGATATGTTGTATTGCATAATGAGGTGAGGGTATAGCGAGTTGAGGTCAAAAGACACAACCCAGTCATACTTTCCAGGAATAGGTTCTTTAACATAAGCACCAGCATACTTTGAATCCTTATCTGATTTTTCTTTGGGAGGAATAACAATGTTCCTCTTTTTCAAATAGTTGTAGATAATGGTATCCCACATTCTCACCTGATAAAACACATCTTCAAAGTTTACCTTTGCGTCATATGCCATTGTGAGAGCAAGTTCAATCAGTTTCATCTTATCTTCCAGCCGGTCAACAAGTTCCACGTCTTTGATGTTGTACTCTACAAACTTTTGCCAACCATTTGTGTAAAAGTCTTTGAAAGTATCAAACTCAGAGTGATCCAGTTTCTTCTGCCCAAGTTCCACATTTGCAATGTGATCCAGTCGATATGATTCCTGATTGGTATAAGTAAACTTCTTATACAGATCAAGATAGTCTAATTGTGAGATTCCACCAATATCATATGAAAGATATTTGCGACCAGAAATGTATGTTTCTTCCTCGGTTACAAGACCCCATGGAGACATACGTTTCATCAACTTTTCACCAAGAACGCGATCCAAACGACGAACAATATATGGAATATCGTAAAGTTTACTATTCCAACCAGTAATAACTTCTGGAGTATTCTCTTCAATCATCCACCAGTTGATGAAATCACTTAGGAGATCATACTCATTATTAAATCTTTTGTAATAGACATTACCTTGATTTAATTTGAATGGACCTTGACCCCAAGTAATAATTTCTTTTGTAGAATAATCTTGAATAGTAATGAGCAAAATTTCTTCTGCTGCAGATTCTACGTCGGGAAATCCATTTTCAGATGCAACCTCAATATCAAGAGTTGAGAGTTTGATTTTATTGATATCAAACTTCATCTCTTCTTCAGGATAAGTTTCGGATATGTATTGGTAGATAAATCTTTCGTTTCCGTAGATTTTGAATCCCTCTACACCATCATATTTCTTAAGAAAATCTCTAGACTCACGAACAGATCCTGGTTGAATTGCTTCAACATACTCACCACTCAAAGTTTGGTATTTGGTTTGCTTTTTAGCAGGGACAAAAAGAGTTGGAGAAAATTTCTCTCGTGTCATGAAATGCTTTCCATTTTCATATCCACGAACTAAGAAATGATCCCCAACCATCTGAACGTTTGTATAAAATCGCATTATGCAGTTAATTCAAAATATTTGGAAAGTAAATCCTCAGTTGGATCTACAATTGTCAGTATACTATCAGAATGAATCATAAATTCAGTCTGTAAACTAAAAGTAATCCAGGGTTCTAAAATAAAAGAATCAGAACGCTCTACAAGTTTAAATGGTTTAACTAGTTTGCAATCTGGTTCACCCAATTCAGAACCAACTTCGATAACTTCAGTAATTAAAATTGTGTCATTCTTCAGTAGAAGACACTTGATCGTCTGTTCCATCGGTGCTACCAAGATACATTTCTTTTAAAGATTCCAGTTCTTCTGGAGAGTATATTTGTGTGAGTTTCTCAAGATCTAAATTATTAAGATCAAGTTGTTCACGCAATTTTTGCATTTGATCATCACTTAAATTTGGAAGTCCTTTAGGTGCAGGTGGATTAGTCTTTTCCAAATACATTGCTTCCAGACTTTCAATGGGATCCACAATAGTTATAACATAACTATTTGGAACTGCAATTTCATCATTTGGAGTTAATAAAATCCAAGGACCAAGAGTGATTTGAACTTTATCATCTTGTTCCCTATTTTCATCAGAAACCAAAAATGGTTTATTAATCGTAACTTTATGTGGTTTTTTAAACAGGTAAGCTACGGTCTTTTCTTCCGAAATTATCTCTCTGGCATCTGTGACAATTTGTTCACCAGATTGCAATAAAATTAATTTGATTGTCATTGTTAAGGATATTCCTTTAGGTACTATAGCAATAAAAAGGGGAGGTGTCAACTGGATTTTGCCAGTTACCTCCCGTGCGCCGACGATATCTAAATGTATTTAGATTTAAAAAATCGATAATTAAAGATAGTCCTTTCGTTTATGATGATCTGGAACAATTCGTCCCAGAGTAACTGTCAAAAGCCCATCCTCAAAATCAACTGATCGAACTTCCGTGTCGTCAGAGAGCGTCCATGCTCGTGTAAATGACCGTTGAGCCAGACCCTTGTGGAGATAATTGGTTTCCGTTTCTTTATCCTCTTTCTGACCTTCAATAAAAAGTTTACCATCTTGCGTGTAGACATAGACCTCCTTGTTTTTGAATCCAGCAAGAGCGAGTTCAAGTCTTGATTCTACATTACTAACTTGAACTAAATTGTATGGAGGATAGTTAGAAGTTGTTTCGTGAAGATGAAAAAGACGATCAAAGTATTCATCCATTCCAATACTATACTTATTGATCTTTTCCATCAATGCAGGAAGATCCGCAGCAGTATACCTTGTAAGGTTAGTCATTATGGTAGCTCCTTTAAAAGCGAGTTTGTGTTTTGTGGACCCGTATGGCGTCCTCAATATTATATAGGTTTATATACTAAAAAAGCGGGTGTTAATTCCCACACTTTTTATTTCGGATATTACGACGTGAAAACTAAAAACATTTTTCGCCCTGAATATCAACTAATTTTTGAGTATTAGAGTGTGAAAATTAATTAAAAAATTTTATCCACTGAATACTGACTAAAGATTTGAGTATTAAGGGATGAAAACTTACAAGAGTTTTTCTTCTTGAATACTGACTAAAGATTTTGCAGCATTAAGGGTTGAAAACTTACAAGAGTTTTTCTTTTTGAATACTGACTAATATTTTGAAGAAAGTTGAATATTAAGTGATGAAAACTTATTAAAATTTTACTACTTGAATACTAACGAAGACCTTCTTCAACAATCATCTTGCGAACTTCTCGCCAAACTTCTTGGAGTTTTTTATCAGAACTAATCATTTCTTTTCGTATTTCAAAAACATCATTATTAGTTTTGATTGGATTTTGCTTAGAATCTAAACTCATACTAATTTTACAATTAGTAGATGCTTTACGTTTATGCCATTTATAATTGGAAGCAGTAACTCCAGCTTTCATGTGATATGGGGTCAGTCCAAAATAATATGCTTTCGCATATTTCCAAAATGGTGGTACTTTATAATCAGATCTCAATCTTGGAGTTCCTGTTTTAGGATTAAGAATAGTGTTAACAATCGTATAAACAAATTTTAATTTTTCACTTGTATAATTTAAAAGTCCTGGTTTAAGAGCATTTCCTTTAGCATTTAGTTCAAGTCCAACCCATTCTCTAGTTTCATTACTGAGTCTATAGGCGAGAATAGACATATATTTTTTAATCCAATTGGTTACTGCATCACTATAATCAGTTTTAATTCCGTAGGATTCATTTCTTGCCTCATTGATATCATCATTCAAAATAATTCTATCATTAAAAATATGAGAGTTTTTTTCTACAAATTCTTCATAGCTAATAGGAGCAAACTTTTTTAGTGTTTTTAAAGCACTAGGAAAATGTTGAATATAGTAAGCAATCGATTTTATATCGTTTAAATCTGTCTTTTCAATTAACTCGGGGTATACAAGCGATGCTACCTTTCTTGCTTTAGGAGTTACTTTTTGTGGGAAAAGAAGAATGGGATTATTTTTAGAATCTGCAAGAATTTTAAATTGATGCAAATCGTCAATTTTAAAAGCCTGTGCAAGACTATTATCAGATTGTGCTCTCATGTGAGCTTCTTCAACAACAAGAGTATCCCCATCTTCCAATTCAGGAATATTCAGTTTAATAAAATCTGAGTGTTCGATTTTATAATAATTATTTGTCTCTGGAACAAAAACATGTGTTGCTTTTTTTCCAATATCAAGAACAAGAATTTTCATAGTTTAAATTAAAGTATTAAGGGATGAAAACTTACAAAAGTTTTTCTCTTTGAATACTGATTTATTAGGTATTATGGAGTGAAAACTAATTCAAGTTTTGCAGCGTGAATACCGATTTTTCAGACTTTTCTATTATAGGGTACAAAAAAAGGGGAGTCAACCCCCCCCC